ATTCGTCCTGGGCATCGCGATGGGAAAGCGGCGGCGCATCCATTGCCGTTGTCGTGGAAATCGGCCCGGCCACGCATGTCTTTATGACTGCTGGGCGCGGCGTGCTCCGAGCCGGTCAAGATGAACCGCAACGAATTGCGGCACCGCGTTTCTTTCGAGAAGCGCGAGAAGGCCGACGACGGCGCCGGCGGAACGGTCGACGGCGCTTTCGTCGTGCAGTTCACGGTCGCGGCTGCGATCGTCCCCAAGCTCGGCGGCGAGGTGGTCAGCGCGGAGCGTCTCGCCGGCCGCCAGCCGGTCGTCATCCGCATCCGCTGCTCGAGCACGACGGAAGCGATCACGCCGGCCTGGCGGGCACGCGACGCGCGGACGCAGGAGATCTACAACATCCGCTCGATCTCCAATCCGGACATGCGGCGGCAATATCTCGAGCTCATGGCCGAATCCGGGGCTGCCACGGAATCATGAGCGACGTTTCGCTCGATCCAGCCAGCGCCTCGAGCGCGGTCGACCTGTCGATCGCCAAGGCGCTGCGCGCCGATGACGCCTTCAAGGCGACCGGCGCCGTGGTCGTGCTCGGCACGCCATCGGCGGACCAGGCAATGCCCTATGTCGTCGTCGGCGAGGGGCAGACCGTGCCGGATCCGGCCGACAGTTATGACGGCTCGATCTGCTATCCGACGCTGCATGTCTGGTCGCGGAAGACCGACTTCAAGGAATGCAAGGCGATCGCCGGCGCGATCCGCCGCCTCCTGCACGAGGGCGAGCTCGACGTGTCGCCGGATTTCCGGGTGACGCAGATCCTGCTCGAGCACGAGCTCTATCTGCGCGACCCGGACGGGCAGTCGAAGCATGTGCCGATGACTTTCGCGATCCAGGTTGAACCGGCCTAACCCGGCGCTCTGCGCCAACTTTAAGGAGCAATTCAATGACGACGAAAGCTGTGACCGCGACCGGGCTGCACATGGCGATCCTACTCGGCGACGGCGCCAATCCGGAGAGTTTCCCGCCGACTGCCGCCGTGGGCCTGATCACACGCACCTTCTCGCGCACCACGAAGAAGGCCGAATTCGAGATGCCGGATTACGACAATCCGGACCTGCCGCAATATGTCGACGGCGTGCTGACTTCGAAGTCCTGCACGATCCAGGGCGACGGCTATCTCGACGCGACCGGCTATCCACTGTGGGACGCGGCCTTCGAGGGCGGCGTCGCCGTCGATCTGCGCATTCGCTTCGACAAGCCGACCGCGATCCAGGGCACCACCTATCAGGGCGCGTTCTTCGTCACCAAGCTCGATGCCAAGGGCGAGCACGGCAAGAAGCTGATGGTGTCGCTCGAGCTGCAGAGCGTCGGCGACGTGGTGAAGAGCAACACGTAAGCGCGCGGCGATGGCCGATCCCTATGAAGTCGCGGTGTATGCGGTCGACCATGTCGAAGGGCTGGCGATCGAGCTCCGCGAGCTGCTGCTCGCGCGCACGGCCGAGATCACTGATGCCCGCGCGCGCGTTGCCGTGATCGCGGCGGCATTGGCGACGGCCGCGCAGGCGGTCGACCGGCAGCGTTTCGCTGCCGCCGGCGTCAGCGGCACCTTGCATCGCGTCGTCAGTCAGTGGGGAGTATAAGGCGATGCCGAACGGCGAGATCGAGATCGTCTTCGGGGACGGCAAGCGGCGCTACAACATCGCGCCGCTCGGCCAGCTCTTCGAGCTCGAGGAAAAGTGCAAGGCCGGCTTTGCCGTCGTGCACAAGCGCCTCATCAGCGGCGACTACGGCGCGGCCGACGTGTTCGAGACGATCCGCCTCGGCCTCATTGGCGCCGGCGCGTCGTCGACCGAGGCGCTGATCTTCGCCGAGCGTTACGTCATCGGCAAATACGCGCATGCGCGGCCGGCGGCCGCGGCGATCCTGCTGGCGGCCATGGTCGGCGTGCCGGGAGACAACGAGCTGGGAAAAAAGGAGGCGCCGGGCCAGACGAGCAATCCCGGCGCCTTGTCCGCTCAAGGTTCTACGGCAACGGCGCCGCCATTGGATTCAGTCCCCGCGATGTCGACCGGCTCACCCTCTGGGAGTTCGCCGCCTGCATCGACGGCTGCAACCGAGCGAACGGCGCCGAAGGAAGCCCCGGCGAGCTGACGCCTGACGACGTCGACGCCATGTTCCTGCGCCACGCCGACTTCATCTGTCCGCCGAAGTCCTGACCCATCGGAGAAAAGAAACATGCTTCGCCGTCTTGCTGCGGCCGCGGCCGCGCTGCTCGCCGTTCTGCTCTGGGCTTCGGCATCGTTCGCCGCGTGCACGCCGACCACCACGCCGAACACATCCGGCGTCACCGCCAATAGCCAGCTCGAGCTGCTCGAGCTCATCTGCGGCGGCGGCAGCTATGCGCATATCGCCAGCAACACGACGACGACGGTCAAATCCGGCGCCGGCGTGCTGCAGAGCATTACGATCAACACCAAGGGCGCGTCGGCGAATGTGGCGACGGTCTATGACAACACGGCGGGATCCGGCACGGTCATTGCGGTGATCGACACGACGGCCGGCGTCGTCTCGCTGCCGTTCAATGTCAACTTTTCGACCGGCCTGACGATCGTCACCGCGACCGGGACGGCCCCGGATATCACGGTCGCCTACAAGTAAGCGGCCGCATGCGCAACGAATCCGCCAGCGCCTGGCGCGACAGCCTGCGCGAGCGCAAGGCCGAGCTGCAGCGCGAGCTCGGCAGCGCGCTGATGCGCGAAGCGCTCGACATGGTCGACGACATGAAGGCGGCGATCGGCGAGGCGGGGCCGCTGGCGGATTCCATCAAGTTGCTCACCGCGGCGACCGGTTATGCCGCTGTGCGCATCGTCGCCGGCGGCACGACCACAACCAAGACCGTCGCGCACCCCGGCTTCGGGAAGGCCGAGCGCTACGACTATTCCAATGCCGAGGAATTCGGCACGCGCCACGAGCCGGCGCGGCCGTTCTTCTGGTCGACCATCCGCAAGCGCAAGAACCAGCGCGAGGCCGCGATCCGCGCCACGCTGCAGGAAGTCTTCGCATCATGAACAATCCCAGTCTCGACGTCACGATGCGGGCGCAGCTGGATCAGCTCGGCGCCGATTTCGACAAGGCATCGTCGATGGCCGATGACGCCATCGACAAGATCAACCAGAAATTCGCCGGCTTGAATCCCGGCGTCGGCGATATGTTCTCTGGAATGGCAGTCGCTCTCGCCGGCGCGGCCGCTGGCGCCTATGGGCTGTACCAGACCTTTGTGCAGATCAAGGGCCAGATGGCCGAGATCGCGCAGCTGGCGCAATATCTCAACACGACGACAGACCGCGTGCAGGCCTTTCAGTTCGCGGGCACGACAGCCGGCGTCGGCGGCGACCAGGCGCTGAAGGATCTGGAGAACGTCGGCAGGCTTCTCAACGACGCGCAGCGCAATGAGAATTCGCTGACCCGGCTGCTCGACGAAAACAACACCGCCTACAAGGACCGCGAAGGGCATCTGATCAGCATCAACGATCTGCTGACCAAGGGCGCCAATCTGGTCGCCAATGCCGGCAGCTATGCCGACAAGACCGAGATCGCCAAGATGCTGGGCCTCACCCAGCAATGGGTGCCGGTGCTGGAAAAGGGCGGCGAGGCATTCAATCAGATCGCGCAGAGCGCGATCAGCAGCGGCAACTACATCGATCAGTCGACGATCCAGAAGGCTAAGGCCTTCGACGATGCCTGGAAGCAATCGAGCGCAAAGCTGGCGGCAAATTTCAAGGCGGCGCTGGGCGATATCGCCGGCTGGCTCGACGGCCTGATCGAGAAGGCGAACAATCCCGGCAAAGGCAGCAGCGTCAAGTCGCCTGCAGATGCGCAGGCGCTGGCCAATCGTTATTTCGATATCGGCGAGATCTTGCGGCGTCAGGAGAATCACGAGGCGCAGGACCCGGCAATGGTGCAGCGGGCGCTCGATAATCTGGTCAAGAGCCCGAATGCCGAGCCCTGGATGATCGACTTTCTGCGCAAGCTGGCACCGGAAGCGAAGGTCGCCGCCGGCGCGCTCGACCAGGTGACGGCCGCGGCCGCGCGCGCGGCGCAGGCCTATCATTCGCCGGGCGCCGACCAGGCGCTGCGCAATATGCCAGCGCCGACCGGCAATGGCACGTCAAAGGTGCCGGCGAAGAAAGACGACACCGAAGATGCCTACGATCGCCAGGTGCAGCAGATCCAGAAGCGCACGGCGGAATATCAGGCCGAGACGGAAGCGGTCGGCTTGAACACCGAAGCGAAGATCTCGATGAAGGCGGCCTCTGATCTGCTGGTCGCGGTCGATCGCGCCGGAATCCCACTGACGCAGCAGCGCCTCGACCAGATCAACCAGCTCGCCGACGCCGAGGGCAAGGCGGCGCAGGAATCCGCCAACGCGGCGCAGAAATTCCAGCAGACCAACCAGCTGATCCAGTTCGGCGGCGACAGCATGATCCAGGTGCTCGACGGCGTGCGCACCAAATCGATGACCGCGCAGCAGGCGGTGCTGCAGCTCGCCAATAGCCTGATCACCGCCATGGAAAAGGCGGTGCTGCTCGGGCAGGGGCCGGTCGCCGGCCTGTTCGGCACGGCGGCCGCGGCCGGCACCGGCGGCACCGGCGGTCTCCTTGGCGCGATCTTCGGCGGCTATCGCGCCGACGGCGGCGCGGTCACCGGCGGCAATGCCTTTGTGGTCGGCGAGCGCGGCCCGGAGATCTTCGTGCCAGGGAATTCCGGCATGATCATCCCCAACGACGCGGCGACGCGCTCCGCGGTCGGCGGCGGCTCGTTCCACATCAATGTCGACCTGTCCGGCGCCAATGGCGACCAGGCGATCGCAGAGGCGTCGCGCCGCGCCGCCTATGCCGGCGCCGGCATGGCGCTGATGCAGTTCAACCGCGGCTTTCCGGCGCGGCAGGATTCGCTGGACCTTCTCGGTTCATGACAACTCCAGTTTTCTTTCCCAAGGTCTTGTGCCGCGAGCGCACGCTCGAATGGACGCTCGGCGCCAAGACCATCAGCAGCGGGCAGACCGGCCTCGACGCGCTGCCGCTGGCGCGCACCGACGGCGGCGGCCTGTGGAGCGCGGCACTCTCGAGCGTGGCGCTGACCACGGCCGACCTGGTGCGCTGCTGGCGCGCGCTCGACATGCTCGCCGATGCCGGCGCGCAGCCGATCGTGATGCCGAACATCGATCGCGTGTTCGCGCCCTGGCCCATCGTCAACGGCAAGCCGCTGCGCAGCTATGGCGACGTGCATCACAGCGATACCTCGCCGTTCTCCGACGGTAGCGGCTATTACCAGCCGGTGATCGCCGCGAAGCTGACGACGGCCGCGGCGCTGCGCGCGACGACGCTGACCATCGCGATCTCCTATGGATCGGCGCTGCGCGGCGGCGAGCATTTCTCGATCGAGGGGCCGATTTACAGCTTTCGCATGTATCGCGTGCGCACCGCCGTCGACAACGGCGACGGCACGGCCACGATCACCATCCGACCGCCGCTGCGCGAAGCCGCGACGGCGAACACGGTGCTCGACTTCGACCGGCCGAAGTGCGTCATGCGCCTCGCGCAAAGCGACGCGATGCGGCTCGGCCTCGAGCTGCGCCGCTACGGCACGCCGAATGCGGCGTTCGTGGAAACCTTTGACATCCCATGATCGACTTCGGCGCCCAAGGCTTGGCCGCGCTGCAGGCGGATAACGTGCGCATGTCGCCGATGCTGCGCATCGATTCCGATCCGGTCATTCGGCTGTGGACCGGGACCGGCGATCTGGCGACGTCGGCGGACGCTTACGATCCCGCCGGCGCGACCTACAACGGGCTCGGCATCATCGTCGACCTGCCGGAGCTGTCGCAGCTCATCAACGGTGTCGCCGATCGCGCGACACTGACGCTGTCGGGGATCTCGGAAAAGGCCATGGCCGCGGCCAGTGCCAATCCGACCGGCGTCAAGAACAAGGAATGCGCGATCGGCATCGCGCTGTTCGACAAGGATTGGCAGATCATCAAGGCGCCGATCTGGCTGTTCCTCGGCATCTGCGATTTTCCGAGCGTCGGCCAGCAGCCGAGCGACACGGCGCTGATCCGCTCCATGAGCGTGTCCGTCGGCACGCTGTTCACAGGACGCCGGCGGCCGCTGTCGTCCTACTGGACCGATGCCGATCAGCAGGCGCGCTCGCCCGGCGACCGCTTCTGCGAGCGTTCGATCCTGCTGTCGCAGCTGGCGACAAAGACATGGCCGCGTTTCTGAATACGCACACAAGGTCCGGCGTTTTTCCTGCGCAGCTTCCGCTTGCGGATTTTCTTGCTGAAGCAGGACGTCGGCCGTTCTCCTGGTGCGATCACAATTGCTGCACCATCGCGGCGGATTGGGCGATGCAATTCCTCGGCTTCGATCTGGCCGAGGGCCTGCGCGGGGAATTCGCCGACCGCTCGGCGTTCGAAGCTCATTTCGCGCTGCGCGGCGGCTTGCTGCCGGTCATCAGCAGGCGCGTCGATCCCTATCTGCCGCGCACCAAAACGCCGCGCGCCGGCGACATCGGTTTTGTCGCGGCGTTCGCCGCTCATGGCGAGCGGCGGCCGCTCGCCGGGATCTGCGTCGGCAATGCGTGGTGGACGAAGTCGGAAGAAGGCGTCGCCGTGATGCCGTTCGCGCCGCTGCGCGCCTGGTGCCTCTGATGCTTTGGCTGCAGACGCTCCACGATCATCTGCATCGCGCGGATCCGGTCTCGCTCGGCCTGACCATCCTCGAGGCGCTGCAGGTCGCCGATATCTTTGTCGTCGGCTCGATCACGCTGTCGCAGATCGTCGGCTATACGCTGGTCGTGGCGGCGACGCTCGGCCTTTCGATCCTGGCGAATTCGCTGCTGCGGCCGCGGCAGCCGGATCCCGGCGTGCCCTCGGCCGACAACGGTCACCAGGCGCAGCGCCAGGCGATCATGCCTCGGCAATCCGGCTACGGGCACAATGTGCGCATCGCCGGCGCCTATGTGTTCTACGAAGAGTTCAAGGGAAATTCGTATGACGTCTATGCCGTGCACTCCGGCCGCATCGGCGCGATCAACGGCTACTATCTGCACGAAGATGCCGTCGTGGTGGGCAATGACAGTTACGTGGTCGGCGCGGCGGGCACGACCGATATCCCCGGCGCGCCGCCGGGATCGTTGACAGGCGATGGCCGCTATACCGGCCATAACATCAAGATCGAGACGCGGCTCGGCGCGACGCCGGAAACCGCTTACGGGGACATCGTCGCGTCATTTTCGCCGTTGTGGACCAACAGCCATCGCGGCGATGGCTGCGCCTCGGCGGCGCTGATCTGCTCCGGCGTCGGCGCCGGCGCCTATCAGCAGATCTATCCGCTCAACAAGCCGGAGCTCTCGCTCGTTTGCGACCTGGCGCCGATCTTCGACTGGCGCGACCTGGCGCAGGCGCAGGGCAATCCGGCGACATGGAAGGTCAGCGACAACACCGTGCTGCAGCTTGCCGACTATATGACCAATGTCGATCGCGGTGGCATGGGCCTCTCCTATGCGCGCGTGGTGGCGCCGGCGCTCGCTGCGCTGACCGTCGAGGCCAATCTGTGCGACGTGCAGGTTGCCAGGGCCGACACGTCGATGGAAGCCCGCTATGCGGCATCGGGCTTCTACAATCACGACACCGAGCCGGCGTCGGTGATCTCGATGATGCTGGCGGCGTGCGATGGCTGGATGACGCAGAACGGCGACGGCTCGCTCGCTGTCTGGGTCGGCGTCTATCGGGCGCCGCGGGTGACGCTGACCAATGCCGACATCCTCGGCTTCACCGTCGACTATGGCATTCCCGACGAGCGCCTCGTCAACGAGCTCGACTGGTCATGGACCAACGCCAAGAACGATTACAAGGATTCGCCGGGCGATCCATGGCGCGACGACGTCTCGATCGCCGCGCTCGGCAAGACGCGCAGCCAGCGCGTGCAGCTCGCCTGGGTGACCTCGCATAGCCGCGGCCGCCGGCTGATGAAGCGGCGCATGGCGCAGCTCAATCCGCGGCTCAAGGGTACGCTGATCACCAAGGCCTCGGGCCTGCAGGCGCTCGGCGAGCGCTGGATCGAGATCAACGACACGCGGCTGGCGGATCTGCAGAACCTTGTCGTCGAGGTGCAGAAGGTGCGCATGGACCTGAAGACCATGCGGGTCAGCTTCGATTGGATCGCGGTCAATCCCAACGAGATCGACGCCTGGGATCCGGCGAGCGAAGAGGGCACCGAGCCGCCGATCCCCGACAAGGTCGACGGCTCGCCGTTCACGGCGCCGACCGGCATCAGCGTGGTCGCGCAAGGCGATGCGGCCTCGAATGTCGTCCTAGTGATCTCCTTCGACGATCCGGGGCGCAGCGATCTGACCTATGCGGTGCGGCTGCGGCTTGCCGACGACGGGACCGGCCATCCCGGCGCCTGGACGACGCAGAACGTGGCGTTTCCCGGCGCGGTCGCCGGCCGTGTCACCATCTCCACGAGCGTGGTGCAGTCGAACAAGACCTATCAGGTCGAGCTCGCCGCGGTCGGCCCGCGCCTGGTGCAGACCGATTGGTCGGCGCCGATCAACGTGTCGACCGCCTCGAGCGACATGGCGCCTGGGATTCCGCTGAACTTCTCGGCCGTCTCCGACGGCGACTTCATCCATGTCGATCTGGCGTGGACGGCGCCGAACAGCGCCAACATGCACGACGCCAAGGTCTATCGCAACAGCGGCTCGAGCTTCGGCGCGGCGACATTGATCGCCACGATTGCCGGCACCGCCAACCAGGCGATGACCTATCAGGACGCGCCAGGCGGCGGCGCCTGGAACTATTGGGTCACCGCCGAAAACGCCGGCGGCTTCGCCTCGGCGCCGGCCGGCCCGCAGACGGCTTCACCATGATTTCCCCTGGGGAGCATTGACCAAATGGGCTTCGCCAAACTCTTCACCGAGATCTTCCGCGACTATGAGACGGACGGCGTCCCCTCGTCAGGCCCGCATTCCCCGATCAAGGCCGACATCCGCAACTGGGGCGCGACGGTCGAGACCCGGCTCGCCGTCGGCGCGCGTGTCGCGAGGGTTGATGCTGATATGACGGTGCAACCGAACGACTTCGTCATCGTCGTTCGCCGCACGGTCGCCGGGCCAAGCAATATGGCGCTGCCAGCGAGCGCGGATTTTCTCGGCGCGGAGCTGGTCGTCAAGGACGGCAAGGGTGACGCGAGCGTCAACGCAATCACGCTCGTCCCCAACGGCACGGAAAAGATCGACGCGCTTGCCGGCAACCCGCAGATCCTGAGCAACCGCGGCGTGATGCGCCTTGCTCCTGACCCCGACGGCGGCTGGGCGATCGTCTCTCCCTAACCAGCGCCGCCGAACAAAGCTTCGTCGTCACAATCAGAAATCCGAGGTGATTGCCATGCTTCGCTGGAAGGCCGCTTGCGGCCGCTTGATCGCTTTTGTGCGCGCGCACCTGGACGTACTTCTGCTGTTCGGCACGCTACTTGGCGTTAGCTCGCCGGCCTCGGCGCAGAACTGCTCCGGCCAGCCGGCAGCCAACACCGTGTGCGCCGGGCCGCCGAGCGGCCCGGCGGGACTGCCCAGTTTTCGCGCGCCGGTCAGCGCCGACGTTCCGCCAATCAATCTTGGCTCCTCGGGGCGCGGCGGCGTTACCGGCAACCTGCCGCCCGGCAATCTCGACAGCGGCACGAATGCCAA